AAGAGAACGCAATGATAGATGTCAAACTTACTTACAAAACAGGTTTAGACAAATATTATGGTCTTATAGAACTCGGTGAAGAAGCTGGTGTCTTTAAGAAAGTATCTACAAGATATGAAATGCCAGATGGTTCTAAAGTTTTTGGTAAGAACATCAACGACAACCCAGAAAAGTATTTTACAAAAGAAGTGTTAGACAAAATAGATGAAACAGCAAAAAGAAAATTCCAATACGGATCAGACGAAGACACCGAGTAAAAGATACGCCTTTGCTCAAAAAGAAGGTGATGATTTTAGTTGTGTAAAAATTATGGATGGTACATACGAAGGTATCATCTATAAGTATGACAATGTGGCCTTTGAACATAAGCCGTTAGATGGTGGCGATATACCATTGAGATTTACATATGACATTATGGCAAATCCTAACGAAGAAGATATACTTTCAGAAGACTTCAGAAACTACATTGGTGATATTTTAATTGAAGTAGTTGAACAACAATTAAAAGAAGGTAAGGTAGATATTGGAAAGTAACTTTATCAAAACATACGATAATGTATTGTCAAAAGACCAATGTCAACATTTAATAGATAAGTTTGAAGACAGTCGTGTACAATGGCAGAAGACAGAATTAAAAGATCATAGATCGTTTACTGAAATTAATATAAACTTACATGAAGATTGGAAAGAGTATGAAAAAATAGTTTATACTTCATTAAGACCATACATTGATAGATACGCTGAAAGATTTAAAATCACTCACAATTGGCCAGAGAAATTTGGTTGGGAACAAATTAGATTTAAGAAATACGAAGTAAATGACAAAGATGAGTTTAAAGAGCATGTTGATGTTATGGATTATGCTAGTGCTAAAAGGTTTTTAGTATTCTTTTTATATTTAAATGACAACGAAGGAGGGTTGACTTCCTTCCCAGAATATGATACAATGATAGAACCAAAGGCCGGTAAGTTACTAATGTTTCCACCATTATGGACACATAAACATATAGGCCACAAACCATTAACAAAACCAAAGTATATTATAGGAAGTTATTTACATTATACATGAACGATAGAATAGAACATACAATATTAAATAATCTTTTCTTTAATGAAGACTTTACAAGAAAAGCTATTCCGTTTCTTAAAGAAACATACTTTCCTAAACGAGATGAGAAAATATTGTTTTCCGAAGTATCAAAGTTTCTACACACTTACAATAATTTACCTACAAAAGAATCTATATTAATTGAACTTAATAATAGAAAAGATTTAAACGAAGAAGAATATAAGAACGTAAAAGATTTAGTTTCTGGTATTGCACAAGAAGATACAGATTTAAAATGGTTATTAGATACGACAGAAAAATTTTGTAAAGATAGAGCTGTTCACAATGCTGTATTAGAAGGTATTACAATTTTAGAAGGTAAAGATAAAACAAGAACACCAGAGTCGTTACCTAGTTTATTAAGTGATGCATTAGGTGTAAGTTTTGATAAGCATGTTGGCCATGATTATATAGAAGACGCACAAGAAAGATATGATTGGTACCATACTAAAGAAAAAAGATACCCATTTGATTTATCATACTTTAATAGAATTACAAAAGGGGGCATACCAAGTAAGACTTTGAATATCGCTTTGGCTGGTACGGGTGTTGGTAAGTCTTTGTTTATGTGTCATGCTGCTTCAGCATTCTTAACTCAAGGTTTGAATGTATTGTATATTACTTTAGAGATGGCAGAAGAACGTATCGCTGAAAGAATAGATGCAAACTTATTTGATATTTCTATGGACGATATTAGAACTATGCCAAAAGAATTATATGATAGTAAAGTTAAAAAATTAGAAGATAAGACAAATGGTAGATTAGTTATTAAAGAATATCCTACTGCGTCAGCTCATAGTGGTCATTTTAAATCGCTGATAAATGAATTAGCATTAAAGAAAAGTTTTAAACCACAAGTAATCTTTATTGATTATCTTAACATATGTGCTAGTGCCAGATTTAAAGGTGGTAATATATCATCATACTTTTATATCAAAGCTATTGCTGAAGAGCTTAGAGGTCTCGCAGTAGAACATGATGTGCCTATCTTTAGTGCAACACAGACAACTAGAAGTGGGTTTACTTCTTCAGATATTGGATTAGAAGATACTTCAGAATCATTTGGTCTACCAGCAACAGCAGATTTTATGTTTGCTCTAATTAGTAATGAAGAACTAGAAGGTCTAGGACAAATGAAAGTGAAACAATTAAAGAATCGTTATAATGACCCAGGTATAAACAGGTCATTTATAATAGGTGTTGATAGAGCTAAAATGAGATTATATGATACTGATAACTCAGCACAAAATATAGTAGGTGGTAAGGAACTAAAACAAGAGGAAAACTATCCATCACCTGAAGATTCATATGAAAAGTTTTCCGATTTTAAATTATAGGAGTTAATAGTATGGCAAAATTTGTAGTGTTTAAAAATGCGAATCCACCTTTTGAAGGAACGGACATAGTTATTAATGTTGATGAAATTGTCAGCATTTATAGAGACTTAACAAAAGAGAATAAAGTAGCGTTATGGTCAAAAGAAAACTTTTGGCACGTAGAAGAAGATTTTAATACCGTTATGGAAAAGATAGGATTAGACTTTAGAGAAGAAGTAAAAAAGAAAGAGGTTAACTAATGATTGAAAATACATTATTTAATATACCAATGTGGTCAATACCTACTTTAAATTTTAAGAAGAAGAAACCACAATTAGAAAAACTATGTAAAGCATTTCCAGAAAGAAAACATGGTATGCAAACTTTTTCTACAAATAGACAAAAAGATAGATCAGGTTTTGCTGATGCTTTTAATAATATTATGAGTGAAGAATTAGGTATGTTGTCTCAGAAATTAAAAAAAGATATACTATTACAAGACATATGGTCTGTGTCGTATAAGAAAGGTGACTATCATACAGTACACGATCATGGCTCAGTAGGTTTGTGTGGAGTATTGTATTTGAATATGCCAAAAGATGGTGCAGTTACTCAATATGTACAACCATGGAATGATTGGTATTCAGATAGAACAATCTATTATCCACTTCCAGTAAATGAAGGCGACATAGTTATTACTCCTAAATTTATAAGACACTTTACAGAGCCTCACAAATCAAAACAAGTTAAACGAATAATTAGTTGGGACATGGGTATAAGTTAATGGTCAAAAAACAAAAAGTTAGATTCCATAGAGGCGATAGACGACCTAATAATGAACAACCTGAATTGTCTTATACTAAAAAGATGATGAAGAATGATAAAGACATTATATGGCAAGTAGTAGAAAAGCCCACTAAAAACGTGATTGGAGAATATTTTTTTGAAGAAGACGCTCATAAAGTGGCTAAATTTCAAAACAAACACAAAGTATGGCATTCTAACGGAGGCGTGCCTAAATTCTTATGGACAAGGGTTTAGTCTTATAAATATAATAAACAATTGATTTATATGGAGCATGTGAATATAGTAATGGAACCAATGAAAGAGAAAAATGTTTGTTTATCAGACGGAGAATTTAAAAAACGGTAAAAAGTATATAGGTGTATGCACATTCAATAGTGATTCCTACCTAGGAAGTGGGAGACTAGTAAAGTCTGCCATACGCAAATACGGAAGAGAGAATTTCAAAAGAACAATATTAGAACATTGTTCCACTCCAGAGGAAGTATATTTAAAAGAGATATACTATATCAACAAATATAACGCTGTAAAATCCAAAGACTATTATAATCTATCATATGGTGGTTATGGTGGCAATTCAGAAACTACAAAAGAATATTGGTCTAAAATAGAAGATAATAAAACTGCTAGAAACTGGAGTAGAGTTCCAACTTATAGTATGTTAGGCAAAAAACATAGTGAAGAAACCAAAAAACTTATAGGTTCTAAAAGTGTGGATAGAAATTGGGGTAGAAAAACTCCAGTAACAGGACACAATAATCCGAAAGCAAAAGCTTGTTATGTTAATGGAAAATATTATCAATGTCTAAAATATTTCTGGTATGAAAATCAAAACATACCATATTCATCATTAAAAAGTGCCGCTAATGGCAAAGGTTATACATCAAAATATAATTTAACAATTCAATATAAAGAAAGGTTAGGTGCTCCGAATGTTTAGTTTCAAAGGTTTTATTACCCAAGATAGAAATACTCATTTGGAGCACCTGTGACGACTCGAAGACGATATAATAAATCGTGGTACTCAAGGCGGGCAGAATGCGTTAAACTTTTTACGATCGGTGAGAGATATGCTCGCTGGTTCGTCAAATAAAAAAGTTAATATGACAGTTAAATGGGATGGCGCTCCAGCTATCATCTGTGGTATTGATCCAGAAAATGGTAAGTTCTTTGTTGGTACCAAATCTGTATTCAATAAAAATCCTAAAGTAAATTACACCAATGCTGATATTAGAAAAAATCACTCTGGCGAATTAGGTAATAAACTATCAATCGCATTAAAAGAATTATCACGTCTAGGTATTAAAGGCGTATTACAAGGCGACTTTCTATTCTCACAATCAGATTTAAAAACAATTAGTTTAGATGGCGACAAGATGTTATCTTTCACTCCTAATACAATTACATATGCTGTTCCAGTAGATTCATCTATTGGTAGACAAATCAGTAGAGCAAGAATGGGAATTGTTTTTCACACAAAATATACAGGTAAGACTTTAGCTAGCATGACAGCAGGTTTTGGTACAGTTAGAGGTAGATCAACTAATGTATTTCTAGCGAGTGCTGGTTATAAAGATGTATCAGGTTCTGCGAAACTTACAAGAAACGAACTAGCACAATTCAACGCAAAATTAAGAATGGCTGAAGGCTCACTATCAAAGGCAGCACCTTTGTTAGATAAAATGAGTGAAAGTTCAGCTGATGGTTTAGGTGTAGGGTTTAGATTAAAAACTTTCTTTAATCACTACATAAGAGGATCAGCAGGTCATATGGCCAAAGTCAGAACTTTAGTAGATATGTTTAGAGATTACTATATCAATATTCTACAAGCAGAGATAGACGCTAAGAAAACTGATAAAGGAAAACAAAAGTACAAAGATATATTAGCAACAAATTTAAAATTTATAGATAGAAATAAAAATGCTTTAGTAATGGCTGTTGCCTCTCATGTTACTTTACAAAATGCTAAAGACTTTTTGATAAACAAAATGAGTGAGATACAAAGCATTGGACATTTTTTAAAAACTTCTACTGGGTATAGAGTAACAAGTCCAGAAGGATATGTAGCAGTAGATAAAGTAGCTGGAGCAATTAAGTTAGTTGATAGAATGGAATTTAGTAGAGCTAACTTTACAATGCCAAAAGGATGGAGTAATTAATGACAAAAACATTTAAACAATTTGAAGATTATGATATGCAATGTGAAGAAGTAATATTCAAACATGAAAACGAGCCTTTACAAGAGGCAGAGTATCAAGGTAAGACAGTAAAATTAAACGACCCTATTCGAGGTGGTTCTAAAAAGTTTTATGTGTATGTAAAAGATGGCGATAAGATTAAGAAAGTATCATTTGGTGATACAACTGGTCTATCTATTAAGAGAGATAATCCAGCTAGAAGAAAGTCATTTAGAGCAAGATTCAATTGCGCTGATCCAGGACCAAAAACTATGGCAAGATATTGGAGCTGTTATCAATGGCGTGCTGGAGCAAAAGTAAATAATTAATGAAAAAACTAAATCAAATATTGCGAGAGGGTGTTTACGACCCAGGTATATTCAAAGCTTTCTTTTTAGCTGGTGGACCTGGAAGTGGTAAGTCATTTGTAACAGCTGGTGCCTTTGGTGGTACAGGATTAAAAACTGTTAACTCTGACGCAGCATTTGAAAGAGGTTTAAAAAAAGGTAATCTATCGTTAAAGATGCCTGACGAAGAAGAATACTTTAGAAACATAGTAAGAGCTAAAGCAAAGATGACTACTGCTACTCAATTAGATACTTACATACAAGGAAGATTAGGTTTAATTATAGATGCAACTGGTAGAGATTTAAATACAATCAATAGTCAAAAAAGACAATTAGATGCTATAGGTTATGATAGTTATATGATCTTTGTTAATACAAGTTTAGATGTGGCGTTAGAACGAAATAAAAATAGACCTAGAACTATACCAGATTATATTGTAACGAATAGTTGGAATCAAGTACAAAGAAACATTGGTCAGTTTCAAAGAATTTTTAGTCCTAATAGAATGTTCATTGTTGATAACAATAGAAGTGAAAAAGAATTAGTAACACTAACACTTAACACAGCTTCAAAATATATACGAAGTCAGTTAAGAGCAAGTCCACAAAATCTAACAGCTAAACAATGGATAGCTAAAGAAATAGAAGCTAAAAAAAGAATATGAGATTTAAAGATTACATAAAAGAAAGTATCATAGATATACCTAGACAAAGATATGCACCAGGTGTATTTGATGAAGCAGATACTAATAATCCTAAACTTAAAGAAAGTGTTAGAGATATTATCTTAAATCAAATAGATAAGTTCCAGGAAAAATATCCAGTAGTAAAATATTCATTAATTGGTTCTATACTTACAAAGAGATATAGAGACGATGCAGATTTAGATATTAATATCTTGTTTGATGTACCCAAAGAAGATAGAGAAGAAGCTAGAAAAGAGTTGGCGTCTAGTTTAAGAAATATAAATGGTGAGCTTGTCCCAGGTACACAACACCCAATCAATTATTTCGTTATTGTTGATCCTGAATTAAAGAAAAAGAATGATGCAATGGCTGACGGAGTTTACGATATAGATGAAAACAAATTTGTAAGAAGACCTACCGAAGATACTTTTGATCCTGAAAAATACGAAGCTGACTTTCAGAAAAAAGTAAAAGAGATAGATGTAGTTAAAGGCGAACTTGCTAGAGACTTAATTGATTACGAAGAATTAAAAGGTTTAACTGCCAGTGATGTGTTAAACTTACAAGACAAGATTAATACTAAACTAGAAGAAATAGAAGACAGTATAGAGGTATTAGTTGATATAGGTGATGACATTGTTAAACAAAGACAAAGTGCTTTCAGCGATGATATGACACCAGAGGAGATTAGACAGTTTGGTAAGAAACATAAACTACCTAAAAATATAATCTACAAGTACCTAGAAAAATATCACTACTTAAAATTTTATAAGAAGTGTAAAGAAATTTTAGAAGATGGTAAAGTTACAGATGATGAAATTGCTAAACTAAAAACAGTAGCAGAAGCAGCTCCTAAAACAATAGCATTTGCTTTTGGTAGATTTAACCCACCTACGATTGGTCACTTAAAATTAATGGACAAAGTTAAATCAACTAGTAGAGATTACAAAATTTATTTAAGTAGAAGTGAAGACCCTAAAAAGAACCCATTAGGTGCTAGAGAAAAATTAGATTTGATGAAAAAGATGTTTCCTCAACACGCTAGAAACATAGTAATAAATCCATCAAACAATGTATTAGATATATTAACTAAACTATATGACACACACCACAGAGTGATTATGGTCGCTGGTAGTGATAGAGTTAGAGAGTTTGATACTCTATTGAATAGATACAATAATGTAAAATCCAGACATGGATACTATTACTTTGAAGATATTAAAGTTGTATCTGCTGGAGACCGAGATCCTGATGCAGAGGGCGCAGCTGGTATGAGTGCTAGTAAGATGAGAGTGGCTGCAGCGAAAGGGGATTTAGAAGCATTTAAAAAAGGATTACCGGGAAGTAGCAAAGGTAATGGTGAAAAAATTATGACGCAAGTCAGAAAAGGTATGAACTTGGCAGCGTCTTATGGTGGAACGTCTGGTGCAGGTTTAGGAACTTATCAAGCAGTAGCTAGTTTAGAAGGATTTGAACAAGAACAAGTAAGAGATTTATATGTTAGAGAAATGATTTTTAACATAGACGACAAAGTAGATTATATCAAAGAAGATATAAAAGGTATAGTAAAAAGACGAGGTACCAACTACATTGTTATAGAAGACAACAATAATAATCTACACAAAGCATGGATATGGGATTGTTTACCCATAGCATCGGATAGAGAAGTAGAAGTACGAGAATACAACACAGACGTTGACTACGGCTTTACTGCTGTAGATACAATAGAAGAAGATAAAACTCCGCAAGACACAGATGTCAAAAAGAAAGACGGAACACAACCAAAAAAATATTACTCAGGTTTATCAAAAGATACAAAAGATAAAAGAGCAGATCACTTTAAAAAACAAGATTACAAAAAAAGTGATAAAGATTATAAACCTGCACCCGGTGACGCAGATGCTAAAACAGAACCATCTAAACATACTAAAAAGTTTAAACAAATGTATGGCGAAATGATAGATAAGTTAGATGAAAAAGGCAAAGGTCTATGGCATAATATTCACATGAAAAGAAAAAGAGGTGAGAAGATGAGAAAAAAAGGTGAAAAAGGTGCGCCAACTACTCAACAATTAAAGAGAGCACAAGGCGAACAACAAGAAGAAGCTTACGATTTAGGACACGATTATGCAGACCATGCATCAAAAACTACTCCAGGTGAACCCAATTATGACGCTAAACATCAAGGTGATAGTTACAAACCTAGTGATTCAAAGAAAAATCTAAAAAGAGTTGTCAATTCATTTAGTAAATTTAGACTAGATAAAGAAAGTAGTGTAGAAGAAAAAGATGTAAAAGAATGGGCAATGTCGGATGCTACATTAGATAAATATAAGGAAAGATACAAAGAATTATGGCGAGAGAAACTAGACGAAGTAGTGAAACGAATGATGGAGAAGATTTAGAAATGGACAAGTTTATGGAAGAACTAGCCAATAACACTCCTAACGGAGATCAATTTAAAGAGGTAAAAGATGAGTAAATCATTTAGACAGTTTAAAAAAGGCGACTATGGATTAATAGAAGCTAAGGCGAGTGAGACTCACCTTCAATACCTAAGAGCTAAAACATATAGAAACGATCATTTCGAAACTAGAAGATATATCGCTGATAAAATATTAGGCGATAAGAAATTAGCAGATGCGTATTCTTCACTAGAAAAACTACACAACGATTTTGGAAGTGTACTAGGGAATGACGCAATAACAATGAGACAAAGATTAGAAAAAACTCTAAAAGATCAATTAAGAAGAAAAGTTATTAATTGGGATAATGTTTGGAGTGAGCTATAATGACATACAGAAAGTCAATGTCTGACGCAATTAGAGAAGTACAAGAATCAACTATCAAACCATATGTTTCAATGTCAATGGGTGGTCAATACAATGTATTAGACAAAAATAGTAAAGTGGTTTATTCTACAAAAGATCAAAGACTAGCATATGATTACTTTAAAAAGAACTTTGATAAATTAAAAGAAGATGGAGACCACGAGGTTTCTATGGCGATAGGTCAATTAAAAACTATTTCTCAATACGCTGAAAAACTTCAAACTATTTTACAATCAAAAGGTAATGATTATGATATAGAAGCTTGGGTACAATCTAAAATAACTTCTGCGGAAGATTATATGAATAGTATTGGTCACTATATGGAAAATGATCCAAGTGTGAATGAAGAACTATTAGAAGTATCTGATGTACTTAAACTAGCTGTACTAAAGAGAAAAATTAAACAATACAAAGACAAAGTATTTAAGAAAACTATGTCAACTATTAAGTCACCACTATTTGCTAATTACGAAGAAATAGAGGAAGGCAAGATGAAAGATATTTACAATATGGACCAAGAAGGTAAGAGTGCAGCCGACATAGCTAAATTAATGAAACTACCTTTGAAAACTATAAAAGATATTTTAGGCGAAGAAGTATTTGAACAAATCGCTGAATTTACTTCTGATATGATTAAGAGATTACAAAAAACATATGCTACAATGCCTCAAAAAATTTCACCAGAACAAGCTAAAGCTCTTTCAAAACATTTAGATAGACTTGACTTGGCTTCATTAAAACAATTAACTAAAGCAAAAATACCATTTGTTACTACACTTGCTAGAAACAAAGTTTATAAAGCAACAGGTAAGTTTGAAGAAGTTGAATTAGAAGAAAAAACATATGGTGAGACTTTAGTTTCAAAAGCAAAAGACCTTGCTAAAAAATTCAAAGATAATATGTCTAAGGCTGTGGCAGAAATAGAAAAACTAGAAATAGGATTATCAAAAAATTCTTCAGTAGAACAAGAATTAAGAAAATATAATGAAGAAGTTGAAGTACCAGCAGGTTCTCATAAGATGCCTGATGGAACTATAATGAAAGATACAGAACATAAGAAAGACGATACGAAAGATGATAAAGAAAACGTAGCAAAAGAAAATGCTGACAAAGAAATTGCTTCTTTGAAAGATCAAATCGCTATGTTAAAAACAAAATTAGAAAACGAAAAGAATAAAGCTGTTAAGCCTGAGCCAAATCCAAAGACTGGCGAAGTACCATTAACAGTTGGTATAGCTCACAAATACTTCAAAGACAAAGAAGCTAAAGAAGATGTTAAAGAAGCTATGAGTGACAAAGATAAAAGAATACAAAAAGCAAAAGACATGATTAAGTATTATGACGCTCAAAAGAAAGCTGCTTTAAAAGGTAAGAATAAAGATTTAGCAAAGAAGATGTTAAAGAATGATATTGAAGAAACGGTTTCAATCAAAGCTTATAAGAATGCAGTAGACCCAACAAAAAAAGGTTTAATGATTTCTAAATCTGGTGGTATGAGTGGTACTATTATGATTAAAGATAAGAAAGAATTACAAGATTTAGAAACTAAATTAGCACAAGCAAAAAGAATGTACAATATAAAAGAAATGGCTAAAGATGACGCTTACGCTATCGGTATGGCACAAGCTAAAAAATCTATGAATGATGAGCCACCTTTAGACAAGAAGACTATTACTAAAGGACATGAAATTGCTAAAAAGATTTTAAACAAAGAAGAAAAAAGAATGTATGTTGAGTCAATGGTAGGTTTAAAAACTAAGGCTGAGAAGTCTGGTATGCCATATTCAATATTAAAAAAAGTTTATGATAGAGGTATGGCCGCTTGGAAAAGTGGACATAGACCTGGCGCTAGTCAACAACAGTGGGCTTATGCTAGAGTAAACTCTTTCGTTACAAAATCCTCAGGTACCTGGGGTGGCGCTGACAAAGATTTAGCGAAACAAGTAAAAGGATAAAACAATGAGTTATTTAAAACACAAACCAGGTAGTATTGAAGAATTAATGAGTAACGAAGCAGCAAAATTAAACGACAATGCTTACCAAGATATGTTCAAAAAAGAACTAGACAAAGCTGGTAAAGGTATCGGCTCTATGTCACCAAAAGAAAAAAAAGATTTCTTTAATAAAATTGATGACAAGTACAAAGCAAAAAACGAAGAAGATGCTTACGATAAAGATGATGAGAAACCAAAGCCTAAACCTAAGCCTAAAAAAGAAGAACTATCATCAGCACAAAAGAAATTACCTGCTGGTCTACAAAAGGCTATTAAAGATAAAGAAGCAAAATCAGAAGCTAATGATGTCGATAACGGCGATGAAAAACATGAAGATGATAAAAAAGTTTCTACTAAAGAAGCTAAAAAGAAACTTCATGCTGATTCAGGTTCAAAACTTACTAAAGTTGAGACAGAACCACAAGTAGATTACAAAAACTAGAACAAACCAAGAACATATCCATATTACCGGTTGACAAATGTCCGATAGTGTGATATATTTAAGTACACTATGAAAAAAGATTTACCAAGAATATACCTAGATATGGACGGAGTTCTTTGTGACTTCGGTAAACAAATAGAAAAGGCGACTGGTCAGTCTAAATCAGCGTGGTTGAGTTTACCTACTAGTAAAAAGTGGGACAAGGTTTTAAGGTACCCTAAATTTTGGGAAAACATGCCTTGGCTGGGTCAAGGTAAAGTAATGTACAACTTTGTTAAGAAGTACAATCCACATATTCTATCAGCGTATATGGAAAAAACCTTTGATCCTAATTGTATACCAGGCAAGTCAGCGTGGTGTAGAAAGAACTTAGGTATGTCTAGTGCTAGAGTTAATCTGGTTAGAAGACGAGAGAAACAACTCTATGCAATGAATGCAGGGCAACCCTCTATTCTTATAGATGATTACGACAAAAATACATCACAATTCACGGCTAAAGGTGGTATCGGTATCACTTTCAAATCAGCCTCTCAAACAATATCACAACTCAAAAAACTAGGTTTTTAATCTTATAAATAGTATAAGTTATAACAGATTTTAATTAATTAATTAAGGAGAGAATTATGTCTTTATGGGGAAACGATATCAAACCCAAAAACTTAACTACCTCAGAAGCTAAGGAAGTTTACGCAACACCTTCAGGCTGGGTTAGAGAAGCGGGTTCAGTATTATCCGGAAACGGAAACACAAGCGCAACACCAGAAGTATTAGTAGCAATCGGTGGATTGAATGTTAATATGGGTACTGCGAACATCACAGACTTGGAATTTGTAAACACAGTTTACGATAAGTCAGCTGGTTTCACTATGTCC